TTGCGTTCCAGCAGCACCTAACTTATTGCCGTGGCATGGGCCAAATGACGTGTACGCTGCGCTACGCTCTTTCGTGCCAATGCGGCACGCGCCTACGTTGATCGCGCCCGTTCCCCACCGCAGCACATTCGCCGCAACCGTAGGCTCAGATAGCGGCTTTCGAGCAAGGCAGATGGGCTCCCATGCCGGCTTCAGAGCTGTGCCCCAGCCATTGCCAATGTTGTGAGATTTCGGGAATCCGCTACCGTACACCCACGCCAGTTGATCGCGTATCTCAAACCCCGCATCCTCGATAGCGCAAACCATCCTGTGGTACGTGCGCGTCCCAGAGAATGCCACCATGTGGCTGCCAGGCTTAAGCACGCGCAGCGCCTCGGCCCATAGCTCGACACGGAATGCGATGTCGCCCCCATCCCATTGCTTGCCCATGAAGCCAGACGACGCGCGCTTGAACGCCCCATCAGTACCATGCTTCGCTGGCGCCGCATTGTCCCCGCCAAACCTCTTTACAATCGACGTAAAGTGATATGGCGGGTCAGTAACCACGCTATCGACGGAATTATCCGCAAGCGTCCTCAATACCTCGAGGCAATCGCCATCGTGCAGAACAACCCGACCGCCGAGAAACTCCGTCATCGATGTCCGCAGTCGCGTTGGAGTGGGCCGCCGGGTAGCCAAACCGGTCTGCAATAGAGCGAACGCCAGGAGTAGCTTGGATGACACGGTCTTGCCAGACATCGCTTATATTGCTGTGCAAGCTCACACTACAGCCCACATTGTGTATGCGGCAATCCGTGCGTTACGGAGTCGGAGGTACCGGCGCCACATTGACTTTCATCGCATCGACGATAGCTTTATCGTTGCTATCTACGCTCGTAAAGACAGAGTCGATCTGGGCTTGCATCGTCGGAGTCATGCCAGGGATTGCCTTGATCTGGTCTTCTAACCCCTGCACAAACACTCTCATGCTTCCGATATCGGTGGTTTCCTGTGCCACTTTCGCAAGGATTTCATCCATAGTAGCCATAATTCTATTATCCTTCTGGATTGCTTGGGTAAGTAGGCTTATAATCTTGTCTACCTGTCTTAGAAAGACAGGATCGAGGCTTACGTTCACGTCCATTCGCATTTATTTGACCCTGTAGTCAACAGAATTCAACATGTGACCCGTGTCGATAAGCGCCTTGTCGAACCCCTTGGCCTTGATTGTCGCCGGGCTCAACGGCGCCCCCTGGAATGACGTGATTGATTCTTGTAGCTGCCCTTTAATTCCTTCGCCAAGCTTCTGCAGCGTCAGCGCGGCGTCATAGCCATTGGAAACTAAGAGTTGCCTTGCAATGTCCGACCACGCGCCATGCTTGGAAGCAATCATGTTTCTAAAGAATGGCCGCGGTGGGATGTTCTTGGCTGACGAGCCGAATTCTTGGACAGCCGCGACAAGTGCAACCTGTGTCCCACCAGGATAGGTTGCGTCCTCCATAAAGCCGACCTCGACGGTCGTCGCCTTCCCTATCTTAGCCGTGATGCCGCTCAGGACAGAGGAGAATATCTTTCCGCCGCTGATCTGTGCCATATCCCACTGCTTATAGTTTCTGTTGATCCTGCGGGTCATCCGGAATGATAGGGATATTCTCGTCAGGTATCTTGCGATCTTTCTTACTGCATATCGGCGACATAACAGTGACTGGACGGCTAAAATAGTGCTCTACCGATGCACCGAGACCTGCCCCAAATATAAGGCCCCCAACCAACACCGAGAATAATAATTTTCTCATCGCTGTTAACGACCCGCTAAGAGATGGTAGGTTGCTACCGCTACAGGAACCCCATAAATCGCAACACCAATTAGAACCCCGATAAAAAATATATGATATAAGTTATACATTTACGTATTCTGCCATGTGTTTGGCAGGATGTACGGTGGCCCGGAATATGGCACTGCCGGGCTCACAAAGCCTGGATTAACCTGGTACTGCCCAGGCCTCATATACCGCATAGTACGGTAACCCGCGGTAGCCTGCCAGAATGCCACGCCATATTTGGTTTGTTTAAACCATGCCGCCGAGCCTGGCAAATCCATTTCTGTGGCCACGCTAACCGAGCCCTGCGAGGCATTCTCAATACGGCCAACAATCTGCGATGAGTCCTGCCCATTAAGCGCCGCATTAAGCTGGCAAATATGCGCCGTAAGCATATTAAGCAGCGTAGTCTGGATCGGCGCGGTGCTGACAGGCCCGCCACCATCATTGCGACAATACATCGTCGCTTCGTTGAAATACAGCTGTACAAGCGCTGGATCAACGCCAGAAAACTCTGGATATCTCGCCGCCCATGCCGTATAGTTGAAGCTTACTATAACGCCCATTATTCAACCGGCCCCTTTGTCGCCTTCTGGATTTTCCTTGGCCAGCGCGGATCAACCGGCTCTTCCATGCCTTTGTTGAACCTCGTCTCTGGATTGAGTGGCTCGAGCCCGCTCTTGGTCTCTTTGTGCTCCTTCACCATGTCAATCACGACTTCTTGCTTTCCATGCGCGAACACAATGCGGTTCTTGACTAAGTCGTTATCCGCATTCTGCTTCAGCCACTCGGCCCACCAGTCGGCATCCACATTAGGCGTAAGACCATACCGTTGCGCAATAATCCTGTGTTCCGGCGTCGTTCCGAACGGGACAGCGTTCCCCTTCAATACAACGTCAGGGACATTGCGGCGATATCCGCGCCGCACCATCCTAGTTCCGCCCCCAAGCACCTGCTCAGGGAATTCGCGGAAGTCATCAATATGCAGCCGCAAGCCATTCGGCATGCAGCAGGCAACCGTAACCGTTCCTGGCATACTCAAATCCCCACCATACTGACAATGGCAAATGGCATGCGGATAATCGCGCCCCAGGTGCCACTCATGGCCTTCTGCTTCCATGCCGACAATTCACGGACAACCGCAAATTCCCGCATTTTCTCATTGAATGCCATGTATCCAGTGTCCTGGCCTTCGATTTCCTCAACAATAAGCTGAGCAAAATTACCGGCCGAGACCCCTTGCGGATTAGCTGTCGAGAGCTTGCCATACTGCACGGCAGTCTCGATCCGCATATTCGGGAAGTTTTCCTTCAACATTTTGTGAACGTTGACGCCAAACGAGTTAATGGAAGCCAATGCCACTTCCGCCCCAGGCGACACAACCAGAACCATTTTCGATTCCGCGTCAACTAGGCCGGCAGTCTGGATAACCATCTGCTCAACCATGAACTGGATGTCCGCATATACCTCGGTGGGTGAGGCGAAAACGCCAGTCGTTGCGTTGAACCAGAGAGTCCCCTGGCCTGCCTCGGACTTAGCAATAGGTGTCAGAGACGCGCCAAGGTTCGGGTCGTTGAGCAGTCCGTAGTTCTGGATCCCAGCAATACCGAAGAAGTATGTCAGGTTCGAGAATTTGTTCAGCTGGGTAGCCGCCGACCGGTCTATCTCGGCAATCCAGTTTAGTTTCGCCGCGCCCGCACGCGCGACCTCGCGTTCACCATACTTCTTGATAACCTGGAAGAGATACGATTGACGCATTGGCCAGTTAGCATTAACGCTAACCATGCCGTTATTAGCCCAGTCGCCATAGCTAGATACCTCGCCTTCTGCCTCGACCGTGGGGAATGCGATCGTATCATCTACCCATGAACCCTTGCGCTGCTCGCCGAAGATCACGGCGGCTTTGTTGGGGGCAAATAGGATATGATACACAGTCGGATCAACCGTGGTAGTGAAAATCCACGGAATGCCAGAGCTTGGCGTCAGCTGAATCGTCGGCTGGGCGTCGACCGCGAGCGACACGTCCGACCCCCATCCGTCAGGCAGATAGGACGTTGGTTCCGCCCCATCTTCCCAGCTAATACCAAGCGACATCAAGCGCGCCCTGTCGGACTCAAACGCCTGTCTTGCTTCCTGTAGGTTCATGTAACTAACTCCTTGCCTTAGCCTAGGGTATGGCTGCTAATCTTGACGAGTTCCCCAGTAAGGCCGGAGGACATGGCCACGAATTTAGTCTGAGTATTCAGTGCGAACGTGTTGGTACCAGACGCCACAGTGCTGCCATTGCTCGCGACGATAAACTGGCTCGCCGTTGGCGCTCCAACAACCGTAACTGGAACCCCGATAACCGATGCGCCAGTAACTGCGCCGCCAACCGAGACGATCGTCGACCCAACAACGACCACACCTGTGCCAACCGTTCCAGAGAGCACGTACGGAGTTGCCGTCATGGCAGTCGATGCAACAGTTTGCTCAGGAATGCTGACAACATACGTGCCGGCAGCACCAGCCACCCCGGTTAGCTGAGACACAATATTCGTGCCTGTGGCCACGCCAGTGCCAGCCAGCACCGCGCCAGGGTAAATGGTGTTAGTCACAACCCCGGTAGTCAGAATGTTCCCAGAGATCGTCCCTGTGAATGTCGCCGCGGTGCCGGCCACGATAGTGGACGACGTAAGCGTCGCATTAGTGCTCGCCCCGGCCACCCCAAAGCTGGCAGTGCCGTTGGTGTAATTGGCAAACGCAAACATGCCAGGAGTAGCCTGCGCCGCGCCAGCGTTCTTAATCCAGAAGTCCCCGCCACTCATAAGCGTGACAGGGAAGCCGGACGGGACAAACATGCTGCTGTCCTGCAGGAATGGCGTGATAAGTCCCTGCATTTCACGGTGCACGAAACCCGCAATCGGCCCGGAGCCAGAATTGCTGGCCGCCGCTGGGGTGCCGTCCGTATCTAACGGGGCAGCTATCCATGCGAACAGCCCGACGTTGATTCCGTTCGGCCCAGCAATAAGGCCGCCAGGCCCCGCATCCACAGAGTAATATTCGTTGTTGCTGCAGAAATCTCCCGCAACACCAACGCCGGGGACAGTGTTAACTGCCGTTTGAAAGCCCATCGTCGATCTCCTTACATAACTCTAATGCGTTCGGCGCCCGGGAATCTCTCGGCGAAGCCCTTCGCTCCTGCGGCATCCTGGGCCACCACAGTGTTTTTGCGAACAGACGCGCCAGGTCGCGGCTGCATTTCGAGAATCATCTTGAGTGCCGACGGGTGGACATCATCCACGCCAGCAACCCCAATATTCTTCAGTGCGCGGCGGTAAACCTGCTCTGCGCTGTCGAAGGCAATATTGAGTTCGCCAACCCAAGGACGCGCGATATTCTCTGCTTCGCGGATTTCCTTCTGGATTCGGGTGGCCTGATCTGACGCTATCCGAACTGCCTTGGCAATTTCGGCCGCCATCTCGTCCTTGGTCACCTTGTCCTTGTCATCCTCGTCCTTGTCATCCATTGCCTTTTTCTTGTCAGCTGCCTTCTTTCTGTCAGCGGCCTTCTTCTTTTTGTCGTCGTCATCCTCGTCTTCGTCAGGCCAGTCGTCTTCGGCTTTCTTTTTGTCCTTGTCGTCGTCCTTATCCGGCCAATCGTCCTTAGCGTGTTTTCTGTCAGCAGCCTTCTTCTTATCCATAACCGCCTTATCTTTCTTGCCTGCTTTATCCTCCTCGGATTCAGTTCCTTCGTCCTCGGCGACTTCCATTTCGTCGAGCGCGCCAAGGATCGCGGCAATGCCGTTTAGGCTGGCATCCTTCGCGAGCTTCTCGCCGTATTCCTTGGTGATCGCCGCAACAATGCTGTCTTTTCGCTCAGCATAGTTGCTAGCCGTTACGCCTTCTAGGATAGCCGAGACGTTGATCTTCTCATCCATCGCAATGCGCGGGCGCAGATAGGCCACAAGAGCCCCCTGAGCCAGCAGACCCTTACGGGAAAGTCTTGTAGTCATTTCGCTCTGCTCCTTGCAGTTAGCATCAAAAGTCATATCGTCGGCGTCATAGCGTGGTAGGCTGAATTTGCTATCGAACGCCATATCTACTACCTCATACATCCTACTATCGCCGACCATGACGTCAGGCCCGGCGCGGCCCTGTGATACCAAAGCAACATGGTTTGCTTGAATCTCTCGCATGACACCGTCATAAGCTTCGCCTTTGTACGTGCCAGGCGTCATGTCTGGAATATATCGATATGCGCAGCTTAGCTCTCGTTGCCGTCCGCCCTCGATTGCATCGATGGCGTCACGCGCCCACACAACCAAACTGTTGCGCAGGTAAGTGCCGTCGAACACAGCATCCGTTCCTGTAGAGCCAATGATCTTGTTTGGCTTATGATCATCAGCGGATACAGGGACATGCTCAATGAGTAATGGGACATTGTTGAATGTGTCCGCGCCCTTCTTTAGCTCATCCGGGTGGCGCAGAAGGCGGTATGTCTTGTCACCATCCAACCCAAGCTGTTGCCAGCCAGGAATTTCCCGCCCCATGTAAGGGCAGATGTTCGCCTTACTAATGTTCGTATTGTCAACATGAAGGCGGCCGTCCGCATCAAAGCTACGCGCAGATTTGTAATCTAGCGCTATGGCGTCTTTCGCACCGGTACCGCCCTCGAATAACTTGCACCACCCAGCCGGCGAAATATCCCCATTGACTAATTTGCACTCGTTAGGCTTCTCGAAGTGCTCACAAACTGAACAATGATCGTCGCTGGTTACCTCGGCCTGATAGTTTACCGCAGCTTTAGCTTTCTTCTCATCCGCAGCCGCATCGTCCTTGCCAGGCCCGACGAACTTCTCGCCCACCGATTTCGGGATACCGATATTGCTGTGCCCCTCACGCGCCGCCCACATGGCGCGCCGCTGCGCTTCGCTAACCGCCGGGTCTGTAGCGATAGCGCTGTCGGCCACCACAACTCCGCCGTGGCCAGCAGCGAACGTCACGTTATTCACAAATGGCCCTGCCTTATCAATTATCCTTGACATGTTCGGCAAATGCCCCTACACGGATGGTCGGGCCTAGCCCTTCGTCGACAGCCAATTTGACTGTGGCCCCAACACAAGGACAGACAAAATGAAATATCTAACGCTTCTCGCATTGCTCCCGATGAGCGCACTAGCCCAAGACTACACGCACCCTCAGTCCTTGCCCCACGGCGCCGGCTTAATTTTTAACCCGTCCGCTGTACAGCAGCCGTCACTCACGGCACAATGGCAGCAACGTGTCATCGAACAGCAAGGCCGCCTGCGGCAGCAGCAAATGCTTCAGGACCAACAGGGCGGCCCGCAACAGGGGCAGCATCACTAAATGAAGCGCCGCCCATGCCTAAGCGACAAAGAATTCCGCAGGCTTCAGCGCGTCATAGCGAAGGAACTTGCGGCAAAGATATCGGCCCGTACGTTTAGGAAGTGCCTGAAAATTATAGGTAGAGCCAGATTCACCCGGAGAACACACCATTGATCAACGTTCATCTCCTCTTCCAGGAGATATCAGATCAACTCGGCACCTCCGAAGTCATCGGCGTATTCTCAACAGCAGGCGCGGCAGGCGCGGCAGCTAAGCTAATCAACAGGCGCACATACGTAAAACACATGACAGTCGATGAGCTTGCCACCACCGCTAAATTAAAACCGTTGACCTCAGAGCAGATACTACGAGTTTTACACAAATCCACCGATTACAGCCCGTGAGACGCATCTGCAGTTTATCAGCTGCCCAGGCAGAATCCACTCGCGTTCATCAGGATCGAACCACCCTTTGCGAACATCATAATGAACGCGATCGCGTCCCGCTCTCACATGGCTCGGTCGTGGCTCCTTGCCACCACCGCTATGCAGCCATATGGCTTCGGTAACACCAACTTCGATCTGTCTGGCACGCGTCAAAGCAGCCGTGGCTTTGTTGTTCTGATCCCTCGCTATCAGCGCCGCGCGCCGCTTAGCAACGCCGAAATTCTTCATAATATCGTCTTGAAGCTGCCTTAAGTCTCGGCCTGTCTGAACTGACCGCAACACCGCCTGCTCTACCTGCCCAAGATAATTCGCCGGGATTGACCTTATGAGGGCTACGTTTTGGGCAATCGTCGAGTGTAGCACTTCCTCTTGCACCGACGTCATGTGCCACTCAACCGCCATGCCGCCTTTCTTAAGGATCGCCTTTAGCGCGCCATCTGCTCTCTGCGCCGCAGTCTGTGCAAAGTACGCCGCGAGTTCCTGCGCCATCCCATCAAAGCGCGCCATCCATCTACCAAATTGCTGCCGCAGCATGTGAACGAAGTCCTCAACCGAGTCCTGCGCTATCGGCGAGTTGCTCTGATATTCCGCGCCGACCTTGCCAAGCACCGCCGCATGCATCTGACTTACTGCCAGAAGCAGCCGACGGCGGTATTCCACTTCTATGCCGACGTTCGGGTGAACAGGGCGAAGTATTTTCTCGTTCTTACGCCGCACCCAATGCACCCATGTTCACGAAGAGCTTCTCAATCTTCCCAGGTGGCTCGCCTTTCTGCAGAAACACATCCAGATTGATAGACTTGTCTTTCTGACAACCGTTCGCTATCCATGCCTTGAGTAAGCGCTCGATCCTATGGTGAGTTACAAGAGCAACTTCCTCGTCCCCCGCTAGCATCGCAGGCAGACCCGCGAAGAACCGCGCCTTAAAGGAATTAAAGCTCTCCCCTCCAGGGACGTTATCGTCAGGCCTATTCCTCACATAATCGGCGATCGTCGGCAGCACATCCATTGTGCCCTCACCAGCAAACTTACCAAGATCCCACGGTCGTAGCGCCATGGTGCTCGTACACGGCACCGGCTTAGCCTTCAACATTATCTTGGCTGTATCAGCTGCGCGTCTCAGATCCGAGGTGTACATCTTATCTAATTGGCGCGTTTCAATTCCCTTGGCCATTCGCGCTGCCTGCATACGCCCATCTGCCGACAGGGGGACATCAACCCATCCACGAATCCGATCGGCGGATTCATCAATCTCATTGTTTAGCTTCGTCTTGCCGTGCCGAATTAGATAGAAACCACGCTTTCTATCATCGATAAGTGGCTCGTCGAACGTGAAGGCCGAATCCTCAACCCCCTTAGAGAAAACATTCGGCGTCTTGGTTGCCTCCGCCAATGCCATGTCAGGTCGATCCGGCACATCATCCACGTCGAGGTTCGAATAGGGTGAATCTACCTCAGCCGCTATGCGCTGTCTCACCTCGAGCGGTGAGATCACACCACCATCAATAAGCAGCGTGTCAGTCTCTGCCTCGATCTTCTCTATTTCTGCCAGTTCCTTTTCGTTCATCTCCTCGAGAGGCTGAAATTCAAATGTTATGTCATCGTCCACGTCGCCGAATTCGCTGAGCATTACAAATCCGAGCACCGCGTTAAGCGGCGTGCGGAAGTATGCTTCTTGCGCGGCGCTGATCATGTCAGCAAAAGCCGTCAGCTCGCCCTCCGATGACGCGTTAAGCCCAGACGGCTGAATACCCAGAAGCTTAATCACGGGTATGCGCGATATGCTGCACATCTGCTCCTGAGCTTGCGCTTGCAACTTATCCAGGTTCCCTAGCGGTACAGCTACGTTGAAGAATTCCTCTGTGTCCTTGTCGAGCGCCATGACACCGTTGTTGTCGCGGCACTGAGTGAATACGGCCAGCCGTTTGAACAGCTGATCGCCATCCGCCTGGATGGTTTCATTCAGGTTCGTCGCTAGTCCGCTAACCGAAAATCGCTGAATTAAATCCGATACGCTCTGCCGCGCGCGAAGCCAGTTATTGACATATGGCGTCGCTATCTGCGTCATAGATAGGCCGCCAAACGAATAGGCCGGCTTTAGAAGATCAGGCACCTCTCGCTGGACAAACAGGATAAAGCGAGAAACATGTATTTCCTTGCCCATTACAAACCACATGTCTGGTTTGTACCAATCAGGCCTTAATGGATCGTTCGTGTTATATCCTGTCGGGTAGCACCATGCCGCTTCTACCGTCGAGAGACGCTTCAGAGAACCCTTCTTCACCTTCGACTTGCTAACGTCATCCCAGCCATTGCCTATCGGTGTCTTAAGCTCGTCAGTGTCCTCTGTTGCGCCGGTGTCTATGTAGAGGTGCGCCCGCCCAAAGAAACCGTCTTGCGTAGCCAAACGCTTGAATACGTCCCTGACGCATAGCTTCTCGAATGCTTCTTCGATTTGAGAAATTTTATCCGTCTTGTCGTCGTCACCCTTCGATCTAAAGCGGATCCACTTCCGCGTCATTTCTGTCGCGGTAGTCTCGCTAATGGTTCTATATTCCGGGCGTTGGGCCAGTTCGCTAAGATATGGGTAGCCAAGAAATGTCCACCCTAAATCTGAGCCAGGGCTGAGAGTTTGTCCAGCCCAACCGCTTACCAGCGAGATATTGGAATCCATGGCTAACGTGGGCGAGCCAGACGGGACAATTCCAGGCGGTGGATCTGCAGCCCTAAATGGATTCGCTTGCGGCCGTGCACGGAACCTCGCTGCTGCCATATCGCTGATTACGAGAGATGGGCGCTTCTTCCTTGGCGCCATGTCAATCAATCAGCCCAAGCAGGAATAGAATAGGAAAGCCGACTAACCACATGACAACAGTCCACGCCCAGAGCGTAACAATTATATCTGCCACCATATCAATGGCCGCCATACTTCAATTTATCAAGCAACTGGTCAGATATATTCCATGGCGCCTTCGCTTCCATCAAGTGGTTGAAAGCCCTAGAACAGCCATCAATCTGGTCGTCATGCTTGCCAAATGGGAAATAGCGCATTTCATTAACCAGTCCATTGTTCCACTCGCCACGAACCATAGACACGCTGCCCATATTAACTTGACTCGCAAATGGCTCAGCCCTCGTTACTTTATCACCTGACTCAAGCGTCGCTACCACAGGGAACCCGGCTAAGGCGCGCGTTAAATATGTCACCTGGGATTTGCCAGCCTGCCCGGGGTCCTGTGGAATGGAAATCTTAATCTTTCTAGTGTCTCTGTATGCAGTCGCGACGATCGCCTTCTCAACGTCGTCCGGACGACCTTGTAAGCGCACTACGTCGGCAATGTATGTGTGTCTGGCAGCGTCATGCCCCATGAGCACGCCAACCGTCCAGTCGCCGTCCTCTTGCGTTGCCGCGAGGTCCCAGGCGCGAACCCACTTCACGATATTCGGCGCGCTGTCACAATAAGTGATTTCATCCGGCTTAAAGAGACCACCAGCTTCCGGCGTCGGTCGCTGCATATATTGACCAGCGAAGGCGTATGGGTTCGCTTGTTCCATCTGCCGTAGACGCTCGATAGAGTGCTTCTCTGGCCAGAGAGCGGTGCCATCCCCTTGAATTGCCGGCAGGACAATGGATTCCCATTCCTCACCATTGCCACCATCAAGTAACCAGCCAGCCAGGTCCTCCTCGTGCAGCCTCTGCATTATGAGGATGATCGGCGTGTTCGGCGAATTCTTTCTGGTCTCCAGCGTCATTGGAAACCAATCTAAGACACCCTTTCTAATGATATCAGACCTGATATCCTCTGGCTTGTTTGGATCATCGATAATTATAGCGCCGCCAAAGCTATCACGCATTTTACCAGCGCCATAGCCAGTGATCGTTCCGCCAGAACCTACCGCATATACGCAGCCGCCCTCCGTTGTGCGCCACTCATGCTTAGCCGCGCTGTCGGTCCGAAGAGTGGTATTGGGGAATATCTCCTGATATGCCTCGCTGGATACCAGCTCGCGGGCCTCCCACGCGGCATTCGTTGCAAGGCTTGCAGAATAACTGGTGTAGATAAACTCTGAATCCGGCGCCTTCCCGAGGCACCACGTCATGAAGTTCACACCAACCAAGGCCGTTTTGGAATACCGCGGCGGCACATTGATAATCAGCCGCTTGCACTCGCCTCGAAACACGCGCTCTAGGGCGTTACAGATCGTTTTATGGTGCGCCGCCCTTTCCCAATGAAACTTCCTGCGGCGCAGGAACATATAGCGGGCATAGAAGTAAAGATCTGCGCGCGCTAGGGTGTCGGTAATCAGACCGCCTTGCTCACCCATTCTTCTTCGCGCGTTGGGCGCGCTTCCGTTCGGCATCTGTCTTTGCGTGGCCTGTCTTTGGACGACCACGCTTTTTCGTGACATCTTGAATTATCGTGACAGCCTTGCGAATTTCCGTGACATCTGGCTTGGCAACGGGCGCCGCGGCTTTCCCCAATGCCCGCTGCATCAGTGGCGAGAGCGGCAACCCTGGCCTAGGATCGGCGTATGCCATCGCTTCACCTAAGAAATATCAGGCTAAGGACGAAAAATAAAATCACCCCAAAAATAACCGACAATATCATTGCTACCTCTGGCCCGCACCAATGACCCAGATAACCGCCAGAACGAGAAGCACTGTCCAGACCACGTCAACGAAACCCATTTAATGTACCCCTCGCTGGACAATATTCATCGCACCATACCGTTACGCCGTCCTTGATGCAATGCGGCCTCGACCATTGCCCGCCGCCAAAGCGCCTCGAGGCGGCCTGCCAGCCTAAATGCTGCGGATTCCTCTGACACCCGTATAGGCCACGGCCGTTGTCTAGGTAATGACCTGGATTCAACACCGCTATGATAATGAGAGGCAGAATGAAGATATCCATTGTCTATCCGTGGAACCCGCCAGTCACGACATAAAGAATGAAGATCGTGACCACAACAGCCGCAAGTATGCCAATGGCACAGGTCATAGATTCTTCCAATACGACTCGTGTGGCGGGGAAATGCCTCGCGTCTTACAGCGGCGGCGCCAATTCTCTAGCACCCTAAAGGCCTTCACATCCCGCATGTTGTTACGAGAATCCCCCTCTACTGTCGGCATCCCATCTCGCCATGCTGCACACTTGGCCTTCATGTACCCAGGATGGGCCTCTCGCCACCGCCTGTTGTACTCGGACGCCCTAGCCCCTGTAAGCCCCATCAAACTTCACTCGCTACTTTACGGGCACGTGCCTCGAATTCGTCTGGCGTCATGTTCGTTGAGAGCACGGGTCCGCCGCCAGGACCGACAT